CAAGTGGTTCGTAGCAGCGAGGACAAACCTCACAGAAATCAATATCAATTCCTGCAATACCATCGTATTTCCTATGCCAATCGTTATAGCTGCCATTACTAAAAGCGTATGTCCATCTAGCCATCTGTTTCTGCCTTAATTATAGCTAAACCCAACTCTCTTGCAATAAGAGGTACAATAGAATTGCCTAATGCTTTTATTCTGTTGGTTCTATGTTTGTCCAATTCATAGGATACCCCATTAGGAACTCTACAAAGTGAGGATTGAGTTTGCCACCAAGTTTCTTTTCTTCCACCATTACTTGACCACTTAATATTCTTTTCTTGTTCAATTTGTCGTAATTGGTATTTTTTCCTGTGTCTTTCCAATCCCTTGCTGTTGGTGTTGGGTACATCTTGATCATCTCTGATAAATAACCACTCTTTCGATTGGTTGCTGCTCTTGATGGTCTCATTCCCTTTCGATCTATGTGATCCATTGTGTTTGGAGTAGGCAAGAATCCAGACTCTTTTCCTTTGATGCCACGCACCGATGCCTGAAGCTGGAATAACAACACATTGGACTTCGAAACCTTCTTTTTCCAAGTCATCACACACCTGTCGGAGGACCATGCCTTCTTGGATGTTAATAATGCCTTCAACATTTTCCCCAATGAACCATCTAGGTTTACACTCTCTGACGATTCTAATAGTTTCATCCCAGAGGTATCTATCGTCATCTGTTCCTTTTCTTTTTCCTGCAACACTGAATGGTTGGCATGGGAATCCTCCACAAACAATGTCTGCTGCGTATCTATCTCCTTTGACATCTCGAACCTCACTTTCTATTGGTATGTCTTTAAAGTTTTTCTTTAATACTTGTTGGCAAAATTTATCTTTCTCAACAAATGCTATTGTTTCAAAGTATCCTGTTGATTCTAAACCTAAACTAAATCCACCGATACCTGAAAATAAATCAAGTAATTTTAATTTCATCTGTTTTTTATTATTATTATTTCGTTATTTTTTTTTTCTAACTGAATTTTTAATTCTTTTATTTCATCTTTTAGTTTAGTGATATGCCAATCTTTAATATTATTATCAGTTTGTAAAACATCAATAGTTTTTTCAAGATCATTACTCCCTCTTTCTTTATCTTCTTTTAATTTTTTTAATTCTTTTCTTAATTTCTTTAACTCTATATTATCATTAACCTCATCAAACATACCCTCATAGGTCATTTTAATACCTCAATCTTTTTAACTACCGATCTAGGATATACAGTTACAGTACCAACAGATAACTTATCGCCATCATAATTAAATGAAGTAAATATTTTAACTGTCTTTGTATCTTTAGAAAATAAATAACCTATATCTTCACACCATTGAAAATTTAATTTTTCAACATCTTCTAAGCTATCAAACCAACTTGGATCTGTTACAATATCTTGCCAAATTATTTTAACTCTTTTGTATTTAAACTTTGGTGTTCCACCAGCTTTCATATAGATCCTTCAATGTAACTTTATTTTTTGTAACTTCTATAATTTTCTTAACCATTTCAGGATCAGGAAATCTTTTTATCTTTGCTGTTAAACACCACCTCTGAACCGAAGTGCCAGGATTTTGTACCCCTTGTATGCCAAGCTCTAACCCAAAATTATAATAGGATAAACCTTTGTCCTTTCTGTATTCTTCAAGTGTCATAATTCCTTTCTATTTATATGATTTGTATTGATATATTATAGAATAATTATCTTTACAAGTAAATAAATAAGTATATAAATAGTGGAAAACAAAGGAACTTATGAAACTTAGAGAACAAACACAAGAACAGCTTACAGATAATGCGTTTAAAATATTTAATGGTGGTGAAGGTTTAGATCATTGGTCATACTCATCAACCTCAACTCCATTTGCTAAAAATTTAATTAACTATACTTTTCCACAGGAAGTTAGAAGAAAATTTCCATTTAGACACTCAGCACATTTTGGTAATTTAGTAAACAACACAGTACAGCGTTTAATATCTGATGTAATTTATACCACAAAGAAAATTAAAAAAACTGAGTTTACAAAAAAAGATAGAGATTACAACACAGCTTATCAAACAGAGTTAAAATTTTTAGATGAGAAAAAACCTGTCGATAAAAAAGATGAGTTCGCAAGAAAAGAAATGTTGAACTATGTTCATGATGCAATCTCTGAAACTAAAAAAGTTGTGCAAGAAATATTAGGTAAAGAAAAAATGGTTTGTGAAAGGTTTGTCGAGCAAAAAGAAATGACCATGATTAAACCCATCATAGGCAGAATAGATTATGAAACAAAAAATAAATTTATAGAACTTAAAACTAAACCACCAAGAGTTTATAAAACAAAAGGTAAAGAAGAGTGGACAATGCGATCCCAAGATTTACCGAGTGAGCCATTGCTTACTAATATAACACAAACTTCATTCTACTATATGGCAACAAAAAAAATACCTTACCTCGTTTATGTAAACGATAAGGGGTCAAAGGTTTTTGATTCTAGCCATGAGTTGTTGAAGCCAGATCATTTAGAATATCTTTATTTTAAAATGGTTGAGAAGATTCTTTTGTGGGAAAAGATGATTATGTTTTGTGAAGGTAGCATAGATAAGTTAGCTTTGATGTGCGAACCGCCAGATATGGATCATTTCTTTTACTATAAAGATTTAACTAAAGATCAGGAAAAACTTATAACTAACCTATGGGGAATAAAAATATGAACAACATATATAAGAAACTACACAATGCTTGTAATACAGCAAGTTCAGTAAAGAAAGCAAGTAAAGTAAAAGGTATGCACTTTAATCCTTTGCTCCACGACGATGTTTTGCGAGTGTCAATGGAAGCGTTACTAGGTAATGGATTATATCCTACTTGCAGTTATGTAACAGAAGTTAATGATAAGTGTGTGATTGTAACTTGCACCATGAAGATACATGACATTGATGCACCAGATAATTTTGTAATGATTGATGGGTGTACTGCTATGGGTGGATTAGATAAGTTTGGTACTGGTCAAGCAATGTCATATGCTAGAAAGTATGCTTTTCTAAATGCTTTAAATTTAAAAACAGGATTAGATTTAGAAGATGGCTACAACGCACAACCATTTAAACAAAATTCTTCAGAGAAATCTGTAGAATCTAACCCACAATATGAAGATGATAATGTGGATGTAGAAGAGATAAAGAATCGTATCAAAAATTGTAAAACCATTGAACAATTCAATTTGGTTAAAGACAAATATAAAGATCAGATTCAATATCTAATTAAAAATAACTTGAGAGCTTATAGACAAGTTTCAGATATAGCTGGAACTCATAAGATCAAGTTAGATAACAATAATGCTCAACAATAAAGTTGGGAAATAACAAAGGAGTAAACATGAGTGAAGATGTAATATGGGTAAACTTAGTACCTAACGAAAATAAGACAGCTGACAATCATCCTGATTGGGTTGCACCACCAAATACAAATGCACCTGAAGGCAAGAAGTGGACTATCGGTGTTAATGTAAATGGAGTTTGGTGGAATCAAGCAGGTTGGAATAACAAAGATGAGCAAGGAAACTTGGAGGGAATTACTATTAAAATGACTCCCAATAATGCAAGTGGTTCATCTAAAACTGCACCACAAAATAAGGGGTTTCAAAAAAAACCATCTTATGATAACAAACAATCATATAAGTTTTAATTAACTTATATAAGTCTTGGAGGGGTTTTTTCTTTCTAGTTCCCTTTCGGTAGTTTTCCTCTCCAGGACACAAAAAAAATATGGACAAGAAAATTACAAATATAGATCAAGAGATTGAGAAAAAAATTATTGATGATCGTCAAAAAGATTATGGTAATTATCAAGAAAATTTTATTATGTTAGCAGAAATGTTTACTATTATCTTAGCTAGTAGTTTAAAAAAACGAGTAAAACCACACCAAGTAGGTCAATTAATGATGGCATTAAAATTATATAGATCAACAAAAAATTTTAAAGCCGACAATTATACAGATTTAAGTATATATAATAAGATGACCAAAGAGATACACAAAAAAGAGGTTGCCAAAAAGGATAAAAATGGATAAGTATAAGAGATTAAAGCATGGTGAAGCTAATTTTATATTAGAAGAACGCTTTGATGACGTGAAGAAAGCTGCAAACCCTAGCACCGAGGGTGAATTTGTAGAAATTAAAATTAATGATTTAAAAATTAATTTTACAAAAGTGATAAAGGAGCAAGATGGTAAAAATAAAAAATCGTCTGCAGAAACTGATGGACAAACAAAGAAAGAAAAGTGAGGAATATGTCCAAACAGTTCACAAAGCTAATAAGTTAAAAGCTGAAAGCTATAACTTACATTTACAAGTAGCTGAGTGCAGAGAAGAATTAATGACAGCTAGATAGTTATTAATTATTATTAAAAAAAA